ATCCACGAGCCCACGGCGCCGGTGTACGGCACGTTCCCCGGAGGCGTCGGCGTGCCTGGAGGTTTCGGGATCGGCTGGGCTCCAGCCACAGGTTGTGCTGAGCCCTGCGCGCCCTGCTGCTTCATCAGCGACGCGGTGTCGCCCATGCCGCCGCCCGGCTGAATGCCGTAGGTGCGCGCCTGCGCCGGTGTGAAGCCGTGCTGAAAATCGCCGCCCAGCATTCCCATCCCGCGGCGCCCGCCCAGGTCGAAATGCATCAGGTCCATTGCCCCGTATTTCGACGGGTTTCCGACGCCTGAGAAATAGCCGCCCCAGCGCAGGTTTTGACCAATCTCGGGCGCATTCTGATCGGCGTAGCCTTTCAGCCCGTTAGCGAAAGACTGGTAGGCGCGCGTGACTTCCGGGTTGCCGTGCACTTGGTAGTTCGGCAGCGCCTGCCCGGTGTTGCGGTCCGTGAGCCGGATATCAACTGCCTCGCCGTGCCCGTGCTCCGACTGCCCGGAGCCCGGCCGATAGCCGGAGTAGAAGCTCACGTCATAGCCGGAATTAGCCTCGAATTTTTCGGCATAGGCTTTGAGCGTCTCCAGAAACTTCTGATCGACGTCTTTCCAATTCTTCCCGGCTTGGAACGTGGCCATCAGTCACTCCTCGGTCGAGTCGACGCCAAATTGATCAGCGCCATGGCGAACACGCCTATCAGCCCGCCTGCGCAGACGGAGATCACCACAGTTGTCCAGAACTCCACGGTGCCTAAGCAATTGGTCACCTAAGCCCTCCAGGTCCGGCCGGAGGCGGGCGCGCTGCCGCCTGCTGCATGCGCTGCTGATGCATCTCGCCAGCCTGCTGCCTGCGCGACGCGGCATCCTCGCGCGCCATAGCCTGCCGGTTCTCAGACTCCCGCTGGGCAAGCATTGACTTTTGCTGTGCCAGCATCATCGCGGTATCACCCTTCTGCTTGTCCTGCTGCGTCTTGGCGGCAATCTGCAGAACCTTGGCGTTCGACTCGCGCATATCGTTCTGCGCGTCGCCGCGAGCAACCGCCTGCTGCCCGGACATTTTCATTTGCTCGATCCGCTCCTGACTGGCAGCCTCCTGCATCTTAAGCTGACGGTCCTTATCGTTCTCGGAGCCCTGCCATTGAAGTTTCTGCTGCTCAAACTCGAGTTGCTGCTGTTGAATCGACGGCTGCTGCTGTTGACTTCCGCCCTGCTCCATCTGTGCGACAAGCTGATCTATTGCACCGTCCAGCGAGCGACCTACGCGGTAGGGCGCAATGGCGAACTTAAGCAGCTCGCCGCAGAACTGCGCGCTCTCCGGTTTCGCCGCGATCAACTGCGCGAGCTGCGGCAGCAACTGGGAAAGCACCTGCATAAACTCGGCGCGGCGCTGCTTCTCCAACTGTTCGTCCGGGAAGATCGTTGAGTCCGTCTCGATATCGAGCACGTACGCCCTCGCCCGGTTGTTCCGGATGAAGGCCATCACATCCTCCACAGTGGGCTTGGAGGCAAGCTGCGTCATCATCTGCTGGGCGTGCGCCTGCACCTGCTGAAACTGCTGGATACCCTGCTGCGCCATGCCGGGGTTCTTGGAGACCGCCTGCTGCACCTGCGGCATCTGCACGATCCGCCCGACCTGCGCCTTCTGCTGATTGAGCTGCTGCTCGATCCCCATCATCTGCTGTTTAAGCTCAGCCTTTGTGGGAAGCTGCATCTGACACATTTGTAGGATAGTCTGCGCGGAGAACTTCTCCGTGATCACTTCAATCGTTTTCAGCACAAGGGCTTTCGCCATATGCGCCATATTTCGCTGCTTGTCACGGACGCGGACGGAGCCGTACTGAGTCTGGTAGATGTCGTCAATCACCTGCTTGCGAAGCTGCACACAGCCTGTGATGACGTTGGCGATCATGTCGATTGGAAGCCAGATGATGACTTCCTTGGTGCCTCCGAACGCCGCCCAGTTGCTGACGGGTACAAGAATCCGCGAGGCGCTTTTCATCTTGACTGCAGCCTCTACGGCATCTCCCAATTCCGCCCCCCCGGCTGGATAGAACCCCTTAACTTCCAGCGCCTCACTCAGCGCATGAATGCGTCCGGTGAGGAGGTTCACTTCGTCAAGCTGATCCTTGTAGTACATCACATCGGGGATCGGGATCAGCGATCCGCGCTGCAGCGTGGAATAAGCGGGGCGGGGGCAGGGGAAGAAATCGCGAAATTCCATGTGAGGGTCGTCAACATCAAGGAGGTCCTCAACGCCCTCCGTCACCCAATACACTTGGTTGTCCAGCTTGCTCCAGATTTCCCAGAACTTGGCGCGAAGCGTCTCGTCCGTGCCTCCCTGATCCTTGACGTCCTTGTCGATTCGATAGGTCGCTGTTTTGTAAGCATCTCCGGACGTCGGTTCGAACCTAGCTTTAGCTTCTTCCGCTGTCAGGTACGCAGCAGCGGCAACCCACCCAACCTCCGCCCAGTTTCTAGAGACCGAATGTAGAAAGTCCCTCCTATGCTTGAAATCTATACTCACCTTCTCCGGGTTGCGGCCTTTTGCCGACTCAAAGCGTGGCCATGCTACGCCACGTCCAGCAAGGATCACGTCATCACGGATTTGAATCATCAGGTCGTCGATGTCGCAGTCATCGAACGCGACGATGCAGCACCGCTCCATGACTTCTGCCGATACCTGAAACACTGGGCGGCGGTCCTTGAATTTCGGCACCACCACAGGGACCGGAGGGCGCGCGTAGATTGACGGTCCCATGACCGCAATGTTCGCCCAAAAGAGTTGAAATTCCTTGTCTCGCACCGCGTTGGAGAGCCGCTGCAGCGAGCCAAAAAGCTTGTCGATGTTGTCGCAGGAAGTGTTCCACTCCTTGTAGGCTTCCTCCGACTGCTCAAGCTGATCCATCCAATAGCGCGACGTCTTGGAGCGCTTGGAGTCGTCTGCCGGATTGACGCCTGCGGGGAACGGCGGGGCTTTTTCCGCTGAGTTATCAGCGACTTTGCCCGGATAGTCCTTCATTGAGTCGGCCATCACGTCCTCTCGCGCCGCGCGCGCAATCAGTCCGGACGTGTGCCTAGTCTCGACTTATAGCTTGCTCAGCAGCATCTGCAATGCCGCCTTGAGCCACGCCGTTTCCTCGCGCGTCAGCGAAATGAGCACGCCGCGCGTCAGCGGGCAGTTGTGGCGCCCACAGGGAGCCCGATAGCCGGAGCAGGCGGGGCACCATTCGGTGCCCGGCCGCGGCACCTGATCGTCATAGCCGGGCCACTCACTACCCACGTTGATCAGGCAACTCTCTGTCACTGCTCAGCTCGATCCGCTGCGGCTTGAAAATCGACCGATTGATCGCCATGAACGCCTCCTCGATCTTGGTCCGGCCGATGGCAAGCCAGCGCTTATCGGTGCGCTCCTGCTTCGCCAGAAAATCGAGTCGACGGAGGATCAGCTCCTCGTTGCGCTTCATGTCATTCACGTTGTCCACAGCCCAGTCATCCTGCGACACGTAGCCCGACACGGGCAGCGGCTTGTATGGAAAATCGCTCAATGTGTTTTCTCCTATGGTTTGGTCAACCTCTTCCATCATCGTCCTCCCGCAGATATCACACGTCTCGCCCGGCTTGAGATGACACTCCCCGCAGGGCAGCTCGATCAGCGCGTCACTTCCCCAGCGGGTTATCCACAGGCTTGCCACGCAGGATCACTCCCATCACTTCCGCGAGCCGCACCTTGTAGCCCAGCGCAATCTTGCCGATCCGCTGCGCCTCGATCGCATCCGAGCACTGCATGTGATAGTTGGTGCACGCCACCCTCACCGACGCGGCTTGCCCCTCCGTCAGCGTCACCCCGTTGATGATTATCTCCGGCTCTTCCACAAAAGGCTTGGCGCGCGGGTAGTTGCCCTGCAGGTTCGCCGCGTGCTCCTGCTGCTGCCGCTGCTGCTGCATCTCTCCCACGGTCCCCTCAACCGCGCCTTGACCCCGCAGCTCCTGCGCCTGCCGCTGCGCACGCTTCGCGTCCCAGTGCTCCTGCTGCTCCTGCGCCTTGCGCTGCGCCTCAGCCAATGGAGCGAATTTCGACTCGTTGGTCATAATCTGATCCCTCTGTGCGTAACAACCTCCTCCGGGGGCGGAATGATCCACCCCCTGGAGCGTGTGCGAGGCCGATAAGATGGAACGGATAGAGGTCGCCACGCAAGTCCCAGATAGCGAAATGCCGCTGCGGGATGCGAGCACCAGTCGTGAACGTCTGTGGTGCGGAACGCTTTTCGCTCTGGGTCCCATTCTCTGCGGTATTGCTCTAGCGCTGCTAACCCATGCGCCTCACACCGCGGATGAAACACGCAGAACGGCAGCGTCCTGCGCGCCGCCTCGATCCCATCCTGAAACGTCGCGTTGGGCACCAGCAGCGGGTGCAGTCCATAGAGCTGCATGGACTCAATGCGGGTCCGCGAGCTTCCCCACTCCTTGACCTTGGCGTCATGCGGCACGTAATCGTTGCCGTCGAGCCAGCCGTACTGCTCTCTGCGCTGCCTGACCTCATCCGCGAAGTGCTCCACCCCCATCTGAGAGGCGGAGTAATCGTCCAGGATCATGATCTGGGCGCCCTGCTGCTGCCACCACCAGATAGACGTATCATCGCGCACCCCGATGTCCCAGGCGCGGTGCACCGGCGCGTGGAGGTCTGCCGGAACAGGCTGTACGCGATCCTCGCTCCGCACGCGCTGCATCTCCAGCGCGAAGTAAGCGCCGAGAATAGCCGCATTGAACGAGCACAAATACTCCTGCTCATACTGGGCACGGCCGACGTCCTCCCCGAAGAGCTGCTGATACTCGCTCAGCGCGTCGCGACACTGCTGTCTGGTGAGGGCGCCGGTGTCCTTGATGGTGAGCAACTGGCCAAACCAGCGAGAATCGTTTCCGTGTTTGGCGTAGTCGTACAGCGCCTTGGCATGATTTCGTCCGCGGGGTGTCGTGATGAATAGAGCCCAGCCGTCGTTTT